AAGAGCAGGCGAACCTTGGGATAGAGCCATGAGAGGCATGAATGTCTTGGGTGGATTCAGACCAGGTGAGTTGATCGGAGGCTATGAAACTAAAGTAATGCAACCTCAAACGTATCAGCAACCAACCAGTGCCGGCAGTACCATTCAAGGTATAGGCGGAATATTGGGCCTTGGTAATACTCTAGCCGATATTGGTCAAACATTTGGTTGGTGGGGTGCTGAAGCCCCTCCTGGCGAAGCAGCAGGCGGGTTTATAGAAAAACAACCTAGAGACTATAACGCTGGCGGTATTGTTAGTGGCATTGTTCCGGTTAATATGAACCAGGGTGGTGATGCAGAGATAGAAGGCATAGAAACAGTTGATCCAAGCAAAAGACAAATAATCTGGGATTATGTTAAAGAAAATCCTTGGGCTACGGGTCTAGATGCTGCAGCTATTTTAGCATTGGTTATTCCTGGAGTAAGGTGGGCAGCAGGAAGTCGTTTAGCGGCAAGCGGTCTTGGCAGATTGCTTTTGGGTGGCACTAAAGTAGCGGCAACGACCAAAAAAATTAAAGGTGTTAAAGCTGTTCAGTCTGCCTCTAGAAAGGGTGGTCCTTTAGGAAATGGCTGGTGGCCTGTAACTTCTACTCAAGGAAAAGCAATATTAGCTGGCAAAACAGCAACCACTCCAGGTCTTCTTGGACGCGCTCGTACATTAATGGGTAAGTTAAAATACCCAGCAATTCTTGGAACCGCTGCCACCGCAGCACATTTATGGCCTGAAGGCGAAGAACCAGTAAAAAAAGAAATTGATGCTGACGCACAACTAATTAGAGATCGAGAAAGAAGCGAAAGACTGGCACAAGAGAAAAACAAAAGAGACAGAAAAGAAGTTATGAAAGACATTGTTAGAACGACAAGTCGTCTTGGCGATATGATGAATGCTCCAGGCACTCGACAAACAACCTATGCTGATGCAGCCAATATCTTTGCACAAGAACAGATGGGTATTCCTCAATCAGATGAAGCTAGAGAACTTGAAGAACTTTCTGCTATGTCAGGCTACAGTCCACAAGAGATAATGGATATGACTACATTGGATAAGGGTCCTAGCTTCGACAGATCAAGCCTACAACAACAATATATAGCTAAAGCATACGCTCAATATGGTGCCGACTTTGAAAGACATCCCGATGTTTTAAGCGGAAAGAGGGGTAAAGATGAAGTTAGACTAGAGATTATGAATTACTTAAAGAACGTGACGTTGGAAGAATTACAGGCGGATATTACAAATATGCCAGATCGACAAACGATAGATTAATTATGCCGGTAACAGTAACAGTAGATGGCACGATTTTTACTGTCAATAGCACAGATGATCCTGAAGTTGCCAAAAAGAAAGCAAGACGAGCACTGAGAAAACAGTCTGGCGATTACTCGGTGTTGGGCGAAACCTTTATCAAAGGACCCATCTATGGTTTACAAACCGGCTTGATTCAAGGACCCATTGAACTAGCGACCACGGTAATGGATATCGTTAAAGGAACCGATTACACCTCCGATGTCACTGATTATTTTGAAAAACACAAAATAGAAAAACCGATCAGTACAGCAGGACATGTATCCTCTGCCCTGTTTCAGTTTGGAGCACCTGCCAGTATAGCCACAAAAATGGTTCGTAAAAGCTTACTCAAACCAAAAAGTAAAAAACTCTTTGATCAAAGCAGTAAGTATGCGAAGAAACCATCGTTTATAAAACACACGGTAGCGCCTATTGCAGCGGCTGATTTTGTTGCTACCACAGCAGACACTCCAGAATTAGGTATTGTCAAAGGCATGTATAATGTGATGGATCCAAACTTCTTTGGTCCAACGAACCCACAGAATGAAATAAATTTGTTGGATGAAAAAATCAACGCATCAAATCGGCTTTCTCATAGATTCAGAGTAGGTGCTGAAGGCGGTCTTATTATGTTAGGTCTTCCAGCGCTTTGGAAAGGGTTGAAAGCAGCCGGGAGCGATGTTGCCAGTGTTGCAGGTCAATCTAAATCAGCGATGACTGCCGCTAAATGGATGCAAAATAAAAAAGCTAATCTTAGAAATATTCTTGACGAAGGACAATTAAGGGGCGACAAGTGGGCAACCAGGCTTTCAAAATTTAGACCACAAGGTGCTTTCACAACAGTTGAGGCGGCCGAAGCAAAGGCGGCTAAAACTGCGGCTGTTAATAAGGAGTTAACTCAATTAGAAAGCAATATGGGAAATCTATGGGGAGGTTTTAATTGGCTTAGTAAAAGCAATAAAATGTCAAAAGACCAACTGGTGGATGTAGCAGACAACATCAGAAGAGCAACTTACGGTGCAGACAAAGGTGTTCGTAATAAGGCCATGAAAAATTTACAAGCCGTTGACAATCAATACATGACAAAAAAGAATTGGTTTAAAACCATAACGGAAGATGTTAACCCAAAGACAAAAGAAATAACATGGACCGAAGAGATAGCTCCTAAATTCTCATTTGCTAAAAACGCAGAAACAACTCGTACACAAATTGATTCCATGAGTGCAATCCTGGTTAAGAATAAAAAATTTTTAGATCCTAATTACGCAGCGGCGGTCGAAGCCAATATTGAAAAATACGGTTACCAGGCTTATCGAAACTTTATTGATAATATTGATCATGTGGTTCCTTATAACAGCGCCAAGTGGAAGAGCGCTAGAGAAGAGATACTACAGAATAAAATTGTCAGGCCAACAGATAAGGAAATAATTAGATTTGCAAAAGAACCAGCTAAGTTAAAAGAATTATTAGAAGGTAGGGCGGACATCATATTAAGAGATTTGTTAAAGAAAAGAAACTTTGATAACGCTTTTATGGTGCCAGAAATGACTTTAGATGGCGTTAAGATGGGTCTTTTAAAAGGTAAAAAACTTCAAGACCTACCTGCAATGCGAAGTTTTCTAGGAGAGGTAACAGCAAAAACAGGATCAGCAAAAGAAAGACTTTTAGAAATTCAAATGATTAATAGAGCTACAGTTGAGAATCTAGCAAAGATGACATCGAGCATGCGTTACCTAGATGATGTTGCGGATATTAATAGAAGACTGGCTGAGCAAGGAAGTAACAAAAGATTTCTTTATAACAAAATTGATGAGGTGCCAGAGAATATTAGAGCCGGATTCTTAGATGAAACTGGAATGCCGATTACAATCCCAGATGAATTAAAATTTGGCGACATTGCTGGAAAGATTACCACACAAGGCATGGCTGATGCTTTGGTTGGAGCACAAAAAGGATGGTTAGACCAAGCCCCTGGCGTTATGGGAAATTTGTGGGCAGGTTTTCTTGGCGCTAAAGGTATGGTGCAAGCAGCCAAAACAGTTTACAGTCCAATCACTCAAGTCAGAAACGCCACCAGTGCGGCTTTGTTTGCGGTCATGAACGGCAACATCGCCAGTGGTAAAACACTACAAGATTCTATGATGATAGTATTTGACATGTTAAAGAAAACACAAGGCACAAACATGTCTGCTTATTATGCCAATGCACAGAAAAAAGGAGTCGTTCAATCGGGTGCAAGAATCGGAGAGATTGACAGTTTAGTAGATGATGCTGCAAGAACATTTAAGTTAAAAGAAGAAAGCTTTTTAGGCCGACAATTTAAAAAAGAAAAAAATAATTTTGCTACCAGGCTTTATGTGGGTTCGGATGACTTGTGGAAGATAGCCAGTTGGGAAATGGAGAAAGGGCGTCTTCTAAGAGGGTTTGATAATGCTGCCGCTAAAAATGCTGACTTTGTTATCCCTACCAGTTATTACAGAGATCTTAGTGCAAGAACATTTAGAGAGGTTGAGAAGTCTGGCGGTAAATGGAACAGCTTAAATGCCAAAATGAAAAACGAAGTCATTGAAGAAATGGGCGCAGGTATTGTCAGAAACACGGTACCCAACTATTCAAAAGTACCGCCAATTATCCAGTCATTACGACGAACCCCGTTTGGTAATTTTATTGCTTTCCCGGCTGAAACAATTAGAACCTCAGTTGCATCCACATCAAGAGCCATTGATGAGATTGCCAGTGGTGTCCCTGAGTTAGCTGAGATCGGTATGCGTCGATTAATGGGTAACATGGCAGTGATGTACGGCATTCCTAAAGCGACTTACGAGTTTGGTAAGTACATGACAGGTGCTGATGATGAGCAAGTCCAAGCCTATAAGAGAAGTTTTGCAGCGCCTTGGGAAAAGAATGCTGATCTTATTCCAATGCGAACCGACAAAGACGGCAACATAGTAGAGTTTTTTAATTACACTTACACCAACCCCTATGAATATCTAAGAACGCCGATATCGGCTGTTTTTAATGCGGTGCAAAATGGCGAGAAAAGAGGCGATAAGCTACATGAAATATTAAAACAAGGCATGTTGGGAAGCCAAGATAATCCAGGTATGCTTTTAGAATACCTAACACCTTTTGTTGGCCCTTCAATTGCAACAAACATTCTCTCTGATCTTACTAGCAATGTAACCTATAGTTCGGGATCTGCTCAAAAAATATGGAAATCAACTGATGATGCTGGCTTGGTGTCTCAAAAAATACTTGCTCATATTGTAAACACTGCTGCACCCCCAGTATTGCCAGCAAAGTGGAAACCAGGGCAGCCTGGAGATATGGGTCATTTGTTTTGGAAAGACCTGCCGAGATCAACACTTAACTCACTCGGTCTTTCAAACAGACCATTGAATTCAAAAGGCATTAGACCAAATACTTACGGGCAAATAGCTGAATCCTTTACTGGGCTGAAAACCATTAAGCCCACCATTAAAAGAACCCTGGGTTTTAGAGCATTTGATGCTAAAGAGGAAATGCGAGAAGCAGTGACTTATTACTCAGCAGCAGTTAGTAACCCCAATATATTAAACCCAGAAGAACACGTTAGAGCTTTGATGCAAACCAATGAAGCTCAGTTTGAGGCTATTAAGGATTTATCAATGGCGGTAGAAGATGCTAAAGCATTGGGTGCTAGTGAGAATGAAATCTATAAAGTGCTCAAAGAGAAGAAGATCTCCAACCCAGAGATGATCATGAATCGAACGTTTATTCCTTATTATCCGTCCGCTTACCAAATTGAAAGAGAGCTTCAAAAAGAAGGGGCAAGGTTCCCAGAAGAAGAATTAAGAGAATCTTTCCTTAGTGAGATTAGACCTACTTTACCAGGAATTAGTGGTCCTACATTTACGCCACCAGTGACACCAGGTAAGAGATTAACAGCCCAACAGAAAGCTAAAAGAGATCCAGAAGGTTCAGCAGCGGTATTGTTACGCCAGAGGGAGCTTGAGAAACTATTGGGCATTCAATAGTGCGTCGACGCAGAAGCAAGTACGGCGCGATCCGTGTTGAATACGATGGCCATAAATTTGATAGCAAGCTCGAAGCCGCCAGATACAAACAGCTAAAACTCATGGAGAAG